ACTCCTCCTCCTCCTGAACGGAGAGTTTCTGGGACCGGCGCTATGTCCGGAACGGTTGATTCGTCCTTGGAACGGTTACGGGCAGAAGCAGCAAAAACAGGCGACTTCACCAAAGTGATTGCCTACAAAAACCAACTCCGCAACAAAACTCAATAAAGTCTTATGGCTAATAATTTTAGCAAGGAAGAACGCGTAGCGTTTGAAAACATCCTCGAAGGATTCCAGGACGCTCTGGTCCTGTCTCGTCAAGTGTCTGTGTACAACACGGACTCCACCATGATGGAACGTACTAACAATACGATCTGGCGCCCACAGCCCTACATTGCTCAGTCGTTCTCCGGAACGGATATGACGAGCAACTTCAAGGACTTCACCCAGTTGGCAGTGCCTGCCACCATCGGTTTCAGCAAGTCTGTGCCGTGGAGAATGACTGCGCTTGAACTGCGTGATGCTCTGCAGGAAAATCGTCTCGGCAATGCTGCCAAGCAGAAACTGGCGTCCGATATCAACGTAGCGGTGATGAGTGTCGCATCCAACCAAGGAACCCTGGTTGTGTCTCGCGGCAGTGCTGCCACCGGCTTCGATGATGTTGCCCAGATTGAGGCGATTATGAACGAGCAGGGCGTGCAGGATTTCGAGCGTTGCTTGGCCCTGTCCACTCGCGATTACAACGGCATGGCAAGCAATCTTGCTGGTCGTCAGAACCTTGTTGCGAGCAAAACGATCACGGCATACGAAAAGTCCCGTATCGGGATGGTAGGATCATTTGATACCTACAAGCTCGACTACGCCAATCGTCTGACTGCCGCGGCAGGCGTGAGCGTGAGCATCAATGGTTCCAACCAGTACTACACGCCTCGCGCCACCAGCACTGCCTCCACGGGAGAAGTGAGCAACGTCGATAACCGTTACCAGAACCTCGCCATTACGGTGGGATCCGGCACTGTGAAGGTTGGCGATGCATTCACGATCACGGGCGTTTACGCAGTGCATCACATCACCAAGGCATCCACAGGTCAGTTAAAGACGTTCCGCGTCACTGGCATTGTGTCTGGTTCCGGTGGCACTGGCACCGTACAGATCAGCCCTCCCATCATCTCTGGTGGTGGCGGATCTGACGCTGAACTGGAATACCAGAACGTCACGACCACACCAGCTTCCGGTGCGGCTATCACGTTCCTGAACACGGTGACGGCAAACATCAACCCATTCTGGCAGAAGGACGCAATCGAATTGCTCCCAGGCCGGTATGTGATTCCTCCGGACGCCGGTGTTGCAGTGATGCGCGCCAGCACTGACCAGGGCATTGAAATCGTGATGCAGAAGTTCTACGATATCAACACGATGGTCACAAAGTACCGGTTGGATTGCTTCTTTGGTGTTGTGAACAAGCAACCCGAAATGACGGGGATCATGCTGTTCAGCCAGACCTAATCAGTTAGTCTAGGGGTATAGGGGAGGGGCAGGAAACTGCCCCTCCTTTCCCATTGATTTTATGCCACTTAAAAAAGGTTCATCCAAAAAGACGATCAGCAAAAACATTGCAACTGAAATGCGTGCGGGAAAACCGCAAAAGCAAGCAGTTGCAATTGCGTATGCAACGGCAGGAAAATCCAAGAAGAAATGAAAGTGCAAATCGTTAAAAATGAAACGATGCTCTATCGGTATCCTGGGACGCACCGTCTGCATGGTGATTTTTACGATTACACTATTGTTGACGTTTCGCGTGAAGGAGTGCTTGAGCTTGCACTCAAAGAAGGATGGTATTTAACTCCTGCCGAGGCTAAGGCCGCGGCTGCAAAACCAGTTTCGGAAAAGAAAAAGCACTGATATGGCATGGACTAAACGCCAATACATCCTCGCGGCGTTTGAAGAGATCGGACTTGCGTCCTATATCTACGATCTTACTGCTGATCAGTTGACCTCTGCTCTATTCCGGCTGGATTCCATGATGGGATCATGGAACTTGAAAGGCATCCATGTTGGTTGGCCTATTTCCTCGTCTCCGGACAATTCATCGATTGATGACGAGACTCCCGCAGTTCCAGACTCATGCAACGAGCCGATCATTTTAAATTTGGCAGTGCGTCTTGGCCCAGGGTATGGCAAAGAGGTGGCGCCAGAAACAAAAATGGCAGCAAAGCAGGCTTATGATGCTATGCTGATTCAATTTACTGTTCCGAGCGAGTTGCAGATGCCCACTACAATGCCTTCTGGATCTGGCAATAAATACTGGAACGACCGCTATTTAATTCAACCCAATTTGGACCCGCTTCGCGTAACCAAAAACGGTCAGTTAAACTTCAACGATTTGTAATATGTCCATTGAAAGACTCGCGTTAACGGATTTGGTTCAAGACGGGACGACTTTTGCCGTCAACAACAACGGGCAGGATTACAGAGCACTTGGCTCAACGGTTTTAAAGTGGGTACAAGCTGGAACCAGTTCTGTTGATGGGAAGCGCCTTCAGTATGCAGCGCCAAATGCCACTGGGTTTACAGTGCTGGTTAACGACTCGAACAAGAGTGTTTGGCTAGTGCTCACTCCGCTTGATGCGTATTTGCAAGGCGCAATTACCCTTCCATCTGTGCTTAATTCTGTTGAATCACAGGAAATCCTTGTGAACTGCACGCAATCTGTTACTGCGTTGACTATTAACGGCAACGGAGCTACTGTGGTTGGAGCGCCTACTTCGTTGTCAGCAAATTCCTTTTTTACATTGCGATTTGAGCCGGTGCTAAAAGTCTGGTACAGAGTAGGATAATTTATGGTCATAATTCCTTTCATTCCAAAGTACGCCGCGGGACAAACTGTTTCGCCTACGACGACCTCTGCCAGCGTTACCCTGGGTGTTGGGTCAAAGTCTTTGTGTCTTACTAACCTTGGAAGCGTATTAATTTACGTTCGCGCAAGTTCCAATGGATTTGCTGCGACGAACAAAGATTATCCTGTGCCAGTTGGATCGCAGGTGACAATTGGTAAGTTTCAAGATGACAGTATTTTGGCTTACATTTCTGATTCCGGCACTGGTTCGCTTCATATTATTCAAGGCGAAGGTTTCTAATGATCCGTTACCTTACACGCAGGAGATCCAAAAGCCCTTGGGGTGTAGCGTCTGGTGGAACCGGAGGCGGCAACCTTAACGGGGAAAATGCGTTTACGGTAATTTTTGCTCGCACTATAGATAACGGGAGTGCGTCAACATCAAGTTTTACAACCGTTTACAACGGAGGAACTGCTTAATTTATGGCCGATAGAATTCAACTCCGTAGGGATACAGCAGCAAACTGGACCTCTGCAAATCCCGTGTTGTCATTGGGTGAGGTAGGGTTGGAAACTGATACCAAAAAGAGTAAGTTTGGTGATGGCTCGACTGCCTGGAGTGGATTGGCGTACATGGCCGGTTCCGGTGCTGCTGGTGCCACGGGGGCGACTGGAGCAACCGGCGTGACCGGCGCCACTGGTTTAACAGGATCTGTTGGGCCTACTGGACCCACTGGAGTTGCAGGAAACAATGGTGCGACTGGCGCTTCTGGCGTAACTGGATCTGTTGGCCCTACTGGCCCTACCGGTTTAACTGGAAGTGTTGGACCTACCGGCCCTACTGGACAAACCGGAAACAATGGGGCTACGGGTGCGACCGGTGCGACCGGTTTGACTGGATCCACCGGAGCTACAGGATTAGGGGCGACCGGCGCAACTGGCCCAAGTGGATCTGCTGGCGCAACCGGACCTACGGGTGCAAGTGGTTTGACTGGATCTGTTGGTCCCACCGGTCCCACCGGACAAACTGGAAATAATGGGACTACAGGCGCAACAGGACCCGCTGGCGCTACAGGCGCTACAGGCGCTACAGGCGCTACAGGCGCTGGTGCAACCGGTGCCACTGGCCCATCAGGAGCTACTGGGCCTGCTGGGGCGACCGGCCCAACTGGTGCAGGTGCTACTGGAGCAACTGGACCAACTGGAGCAACCGGACCTGCTGGTCAGTCTGCATCGTTTTTTAATTACAAAACCGATACTGCATCGCAAGTGATGCCTAATGGGGGTGCAAATATTGCGAATGGCGATGTTCGATGGAATCAAATTGCACAAATTACTGCGACTCAAATTTGTTTTTCGCATATTGACTCTCTTGGAAATGACATTGACGTATTTTTTCCGTTTTATAAAAGCGGGGATAATTTTGTTATCCAAGATCAAAATGATTCTAATAATTACCAAACATGGCAGATTAATGGAACTCCAACAATTGGAACAAACTCGCACATTATTTTGCCTGTTACCCTGGTAAATTCAGGAGGAACTGGAGCAACAAATTTTGCAAATAATCATGCTGTTCTCTGGGCAATCACTTCGTCTGGGGTACAAGGAGCAACCGGCCCATCTGGGGCAACCGGCGCTACGGGGCCAACCGGCGCTACAGGTGCAACGGGTGCCACTGGAGCGAGTGGGCTTACAGGAATTGGAATAGCAGGTGCAACGGGAGCTACCGGTCCATCTGGTGCTACTGGTGCCACTGGCGCTACCGGAGTTGGAGCAACTGGAGCGACAGGTGTTACTGGAGCAACCGGTATTGGATCGACTGGTGCTACCGGACCTTCTGGGGCCACCGGCGCAACTGGAGCAACCGGAATTGGTGCCACCGGCGCAACTGGAGCAACCGGTCCTACGGGCATTGGCGCTACGGGATTAACCGGTCCTACGGGAGCTACCGGTTTAACAGGATCTGTTGGACCTACAGGGCCTACAGGAACTGCTGGTTCTGTGGGGGCTACTGGTCCCACTGGCGCAACAGGTGTAACTGGCCCTACGGGCGCAAGCGGTTTGACTGGATCTGTTGGGCCTACTGGTCCTACGGGATTAACTGGACCCACAGGTGTTGGCGCAACTGGTGCCACTGGCGCTACCGGACCATCTGGGGCAGGAGTTTCACTGCCAGTTTCAATTGCCAATGGTGGGACTGCTGCGAATACGGCAGGGGATGCGTTAACAAATCTTGGTAGTGGAGGATTCCGTTTTGTGGAATCTGTTCAGACAGTGAATGTCATTGGAACAATGAACACTGGCGTGACGCCAAATACGTTTACGCTAACTGCAACTGGAGTGTTTTCTACAAATGACACATATACTCCTGTTGTTGGTGATATTGTTATATTTACAAATCAAAGTGGACAAGCTGCTCAAAATGGACCTTGGGTGCTTACGACTGCTGGAGCAACTGGAGTTTCGGCAATATTTACTCGTCCAACATGGTTTAGTGGAACCGCAAAGCCATTTGCTGCATTTGTGAGATTTGGTTCTGCGCGTTATGGAAATACTTACATTGTTGTAAATGCAACAACTGGAGATATTACAGTTGGATCATCTGGGATTGCTGGATATACGCTTTCAATTAGACAAGCAACTGCAAACCTTAGCGCAAACACGTTTGTAAATACTCAAACTTTAAGCGCAGGAAATACTACAAGTCCTCCACTTAAATTTCAGGCTGGGGTTCTTAATACAACGGCATCCGCTGGCAGTGTTGAGTGGGATGGTGCCAGTGAATACCTAACGTCGCTTGTTTCATTAACCGGAACCTGGACGACTGGCAGTACTACCGTGACGCTTACCACCGGAACAACGTCCGGATTGGTTGTAGGGGCAGCAATCGCGTCTGGGATCACGGGAGCAGCACAGTTGTACGTCACCGCAATCACAGGCTTGACAACATTTACAGTTGGCGCTAACCCAACAAACGCAGGAACTGCTACTGCGTTTACCATAGCCAACAGAGACGTAGTTTTAACGGCAGCAGCATTCGGAACCTACTAATTTATGGCCGCACTAATCCCAAAAGTTAACGCAACAACTGGGTCAGCAACTGCCCCAGGCGCTGGAGCACTTGCCACTGGTGAGCTTGCTGAAAACAAATTTACTGGAAGGCTTTACGTTAAAACGGAGGCCGGTACGGTTCTCGATCCGGCCCGTGTGACGCTCTCTGGTGACGTTACCGGATCTACGGCTACTGCCACCACAGAAACGCAAGCAGGGACAATTGCTGCGACTGTGGCTAAGATCCAGGGGCGGACAGTAGCAAGTACTACACCTACTGCTGGGCAGTCATTGGCATGGAATAACACGACTTCCCAATGGGAGCCTACAACCGTAGGTGGTTCTTCGGGCGTTCCAGGGTGGGTATCTTTTGCTAGGGCTAGGTTTAGGAGATATACAGCTTCTGCTACATATACAGCTCCTGCTGGTCTATCTGGATTTTTAGTTGTTGGCATAGGTGCTGGTGGTACTATTACTCCGGTTTACAATGCACAAACAACGATTTACCAAGCTCATGGGGCGCAAGGTGGATGTGCTTACTCTGAAAAGTATTATCCAACGCCAACAGCAGGAACAAATTATTCTATCGTAATTGGAGCTAGTGGTGGTACAACATCATTTGCTGGAACAGGAATGGTTCTTACATCTTCCAGCAACATTAATTCTTTATCGGGAGGAACTGGAGGAACGGCAACAGGTGGAGATTTTAATGCCAATGGCGGAACCGGAGGCGCATCTATTAATACTGCAATTCTTAATGGATGCAGTTATGATTTTACTGGAAATGCTGGAGGAGCTGGAGCTAGCGGAAGCAGGTATGGAGCAGGGGGAAATGGGGTTTCCGCTACAGGAAGTGCTATTCCAATTATTGTATATGCTGCTGGAGGGCTAGGTGGAGTCAATGGAAGTGGAACAACGCAACCAACCATAAGTAGTACAACTCTGGCTAGTGGAGTTAGTTCTTTAATTTCGGCATTCGATGATACAAATAATTACCCAGCAAACAATTCATCCGCATATGGATTGAATACTCTTGGGTTTCCTGGATTAGGAGCATATATGTATAAAACTCCTTATTTAAACTTATACACATGGCCGGAACTTCCTTCATTGGGTCTGTTTACCATAAACATAGCTAGTGGGGCGATATCTCCTATTTCCCCTCCTTACAGGGGAAACGCATTTACATCTGCAATTTCTTTTACCCAACCAACAAATTCAGGAACAATATTTATAATTGAGTTTTATTCTTAAAATATGAATGCTGCAATTGTTGAAAACGGAATTGTGATAAATGTTATTGTAGTTGATGACATAAATATAATCCCAAATTTAATTGAAATTCCAGATGGAAAATATATCCACATAGGGGACAATATTAACAATATGGTTGATGTTAACGGACAATTGCCTGTTGCTGAAACAAAAACTGGAAACAATTCAGTCACTACCGTGATATGATAGTAGCTCCAAAACGGTTTCAATTCGGTAAACTTAACGGGGCCGTTTATGATTTTCCCGAAATGGGAGATATTCTTTCAATGCACACGCATGACGATGCGACTGCTCACATTACAATTGTGGCTAAAGGAAAAATGCGTATTACTGTTAATGGAGTCACAGAAGAGTATGAATGCGGCAAGGTTATTGACTTTCCTGCACATCAAGAGCATGAGTTTGTAGCTCTCGAACCCAACAGCAGGATTGTAAACATCCAAAAAAATTCCTAGCGTTCACGCTAGTGGCAGTGTAGACCAGATCGCGCATGATCCAGCTACATTGCCTTTCCGTACCTCACACTGCCACTAACGCCGAGTACATGGCGTGCGCCTTCACGCAGAAGGTGCGTAAGTTCTTGACGATGTTCAAGGACTCGACCAAGTACCGAACGATTCATTACGGTCATCCAGACTCGTTTACTGACGCGCATGAGCACGTTACCGTCATCACCACAGACATTCAGGAAGCGGCATACGGGAAACAGGAAGACAAGCGGAAATTCTTTAAGTACAGCAACGACGATCTCTGCGTCCACACCTACAACGCGAATGCTGGTTTCGAGATCCGAAAACGCAAACAACGCGGCGACATTGTGTTGGCGTTTTGGGGGACAACACAGGGCGCTTGTGACATTGCTAACCAAGACTCTGATCTGATCATTGTTGAGCCTGGTATTGGGTGCGGGTGGGCCTTTGCCCCCTACAGGTGCTATGAAAGCTACGCTTTAAAATCGGCGTTTATGGGTACGGATGGGGTGTGGAAATGTGACCCAAAATGGTACTGGAGGATCGTCCCAAATTACTTTGACCTCCGAGATTTTACCTTTGAGGTAAACCGGCAGAACTACGCAGTGTACTTGGGCCGCATTGGCACCAACAAGGGATTGCACATTGCCATCGATGCGTGTGCAAGGATGGGCATTCGATTGGTGATTGCCGGTCAGGGAGGCCCAGAGGATATCGGCCTTAACACTTGGCCCGATCATGTGACCTACCTTGGGTATGCTGATGCCGGTCTTCGCAAGCAGTTGCTTTCGCAGGCGCAGTTTGGGTTTCTAATGTCCACCTACTGGGAACCGTTTGGCGGAACTGCCATTGAGATGATGCTTTCCGGATGCGTTCCGATCACATCCAATGCCGGTGCCATGACCGAATACATCGTAGATGGAGTCAATGGATTCCGGTGTGATACAATGGGGGATGTGCTTCGAGCGATCCGGTTGGTGCCAACAATCCGGCGCGACCGGATGGTTGAGTTTGCTCGCGTGAATTTCTCGCTTGATGCCGTGCGTCCTAAGTTTGAACGGGCGTTTGACGATTTCAGCGACACATTCAACGCGGCGGGATGGTACGAGGATCACAATCGCCCATTGACGGGCGCAGGACTCGATTTTCGGCCCCTCTACGCTCCCGCGGTGATGGAAACGCCAAATGACTTTGAGAAGTCGTTCTGGGGCGATTGCACAAACACGATGGACGAGGAGAACAAGCAGTTTGTGTATGCTCACCTCATGGGACTGTATCGTGCATGGAATAGTTTCCCGCAAGGCGAACGCCGAATTGCTGACATCGGGGGCGGGCCGATTTCAATGCTCCTCAAATCAACCGAGATTGGCGCCGGATCAGTCGTCGTTGATCCTCTTGGGTATCCGGACTGGGTGATTTCCCGCTACGCGGCAAAGGGGGTGCAGTACGTTCAGATGCGCGGCGAAGACTGGCAGGGAGCGGGCTTTGACGAGGTATGGATATACAACTGCCTGCAACACGTTGATGACCCTGGGCAGATTATTCGGAATGCGCTCAAGGCCGCACCGGTGCTTCGCATCTTCGAGTGGATTAACTTTCCGGCTTATGAAGGGCATCCACAGGCGTTGACGCAGGAACTGCTTGAATCATGGATTGGGCAGACCGGCACTGTGGTGCATTTGAATCACTCCGGTTGCAATGGGGATTCGTTTTCGGGAGTGTTTCTCCGGAAAGGTCTTGAGTTAGAAGATGTGCCGTTTACAGTGTAGTTATGGCAAAGAAGTCTTCCAGCACTTCCAAGGAAAAGCCAAAGCCCAAACCTTCTCCAAAACGTGCAAGTTCCAATCCTAAATGGAATTTACGCGGACGAGTCGTCCAACTTTAGGACCGGCTATCCGCGTAACATGGTGCCGCTTCCAAAGAAAACCGGCATTTCCGAGGGATATTTTCGCCCTGGGGACGGGATCATCCACATGGTGGATGGTCCTGGCATTGACCGTGGAGGCATCAATTGGAACGGGGTGTGTTACCGCGTCATGGGGACCAAGTTTGTGCGTGTTAACGCCAACTGGTCAATTGACGTAATCGGTGACGTAGGAGGCACTACGGATGAAAGAGTCAGCATGGATTATGGGTTTGATTACCTAGCAATTGCTTCTGACAAAAAACTCTGGCTTTACGATGGTAAGGCACTCGCGCAAGTAACCGATACAGACCTTGGCACAGTGTTGGATGTTCAGTGGGTTGATGGGTATTTTATGACAACGGATGGAACGTATCTGATTGTTACAGAGCTAAATGACCCATTTTCAGTAAACCCGCTGAAGTATGGATCTGCTGAAACTGATCCAGATCCGATTGTAGGAATACTAAAGGTGCGTAACGAAATTTACGCAATGGGCCGGTACAGCATTGAAGTGTTTAGCAACATTGGCGGATCACTGTTTCCGTTTGCTCGTATTCCAGGCGCACAGGTGCAACGCGGGGCTATTGGGACTCATGCGTGCGTGTACTGGAACGAAACCATCGCGTTTCTTGGCAGTGGCAGAAATGAAGCGCCAGGTGTGTATGCGGTCACCTCTGGAGTTGCAACAAAACTGAGCACCAGAGAGATTGATCAGATTCTTTTGACGTATACCGAGGAGCAACTTGCGACTGCAATTCTTGAGTCTCGAATTACTTCTGGACTCAAGCAATTGTATGTTCACCTGCCGGATCGGACTTTAATTTTTGACGGAGGAGCATCTTCAGTCACTGAAAGCCCATGCTGGTACTACGCATCAACGTCATTAATTGGATACTCTCAGTATCGGGCAAGGAATATGGTATGGTGCTACAATCAATGGATTATCTCGGATCCACAATCATCCGCTCTGGGAATACTCACTGATACTTTATCGAGTCACTGGGGAGAGAAGGTGGGGTGGGAGTTTAACACGCAGATTATTTTTAATGACTCCAAAGGTGTGTTGTTCCATGAACTTGAATTAGTTGCGCTGAATGGAAGATCTGAGCTTGGCGTGGACTCGACCATTTGGACAAGCTACTCGGTAGATGGGGAATCGTGGAGTGTTGAAAAAGGCGCAAAAGTTGGCAGGCAGGGCGACCGGCGTAAAAACATCACTTGGCTACGCAATGGGTATGCCCGTGACTGGCGAATTCAAAAGTTTCGCGGGACAAGTGACGCATTCCTGTCAGTAGCTAGGCTAGATATGCGAATTGAACCACTGAAGGGATAGTATGGCGTTTGACGTAAAGCAGTTAACTCGAAATGAATTGGCTCAGTTCTTGCCAAATCAACGGGCTATTTCTGCTTTTGAAAACCTATTTAATGTTCCTGCGACCGTCAGTGAAAATGCACAAAACATTGAAGATGCAAATCTTAACTCTGCTTCAGCGGAGGCAAAAGCGCAGGTTGCGTTGGATGAGGTTGGAGCGGCAAAAACTACAGCAGACAATGCTCAAAATACAGCAAACCAAGCACTAGCAGA